GCGAAAAGTATAAAAAGATGTTCTCTGAGATGTTTAAGGGTGATAAAAATCCAAATCATATTTCTAATACTACCGATGAACAGAGAAGAAGTAGAAGTCCATTTTCAAAATCATTTGTTGGATATGATATGATTGAGGATAAAGAGGAACATATAAGTAAATTTGCCAAAGATGCTATAAAAAATAGAGTATCTGATACTACTTTACGATATTATCTCAATCTTGGTTATACAGAAGAATTTGCTAAACAGATGTTAAGTGAGAGACAAACTACCTTTTCGTTAGAGAAGTGTATTGAGAAGTATGGTGATGAAATAGGTCATAAACGTTGGTTAGATAGACAGAATAAGTGGCAGACATCATTATTGGAAAATGGAAACATTAAGTGTGGATTTTCTAAGGTTTCGCAAGAATTATTTTTTGAGATACTTAAAAGATATAATACCGAAGATATATCTGAGGTTTATTATGCAACAAAAAATAAAGAGTATTACATATCTAAAAAAGATGTTGGGTTTTTTGCATATGATTTTACTGATTTGAAGAGAAAATTGATTATTGAGTATAACGGCGATTTATATCATGCAAATCCTGATATATATGAGTCGACAGATTATCCACATCCATATTATAAAGAAGATGGTCCTACTGCTGGTGAAATATGGAGTAGAGATAATAATAAGATAGATGTTGCGCGAGAAAAGGGATTTGATGTTCTGACTATATGGGATTCTGAATATAAGTCAGATAAAAATAAAACAATTGATAAGTGTTTAGATTTTTTGAGAATATAGTTATATGTTTTTTGAGGACATTGATTGGTGTTATTGAGTCTTATGAATATCGTAAGTTGGAACTCAATCAGGATGATGTTTCTAAAAAGATACTTAACTCTCTGTCTGTTATGAATATGCGAGTTAAAACGGATACTGGTTATGAACCGGTTACTGATATTCATATTACACAACCATATAATCATTACATAGTAAATACTTCTGATTATTCATTGTGTTGTGCTGATAATCACATATTATTTGATGATTTATTTGGTGAAGTTTTTGTCAGTGATTTGAGTGTTGGTGATTTTATACAGACTGAGTCAGGACCTCAACGTGTTGTTAATATAAGAAGGGAATTTGGTAAATCCTCTATGTTTGATATGACAGTGGATCATACAAACCATAGATTTTATACTAATGGTATTCTCTCACACAATACTGTATCATCTGCTATATTCATACTACACACCATATTGTTCAACAATGACAAAAACTGTATGATTGTTGCCAACAAAGGAGACACTGCGATAGAAATCGTGGACAAAGTCAAATCTATATACACTTTGTTACCTTTCTTTTTGAAGCCGGGTGTGAAGACGTGGAACCAGAAGTCGCTGACGTTCGAGAATGGTTGTAGGATAAAAACATCTGCACGTTCTAAGACTCCTGCAATCGGATTCACCATCGACGTTCTGTATCTCGATGAGTTTGCACACATACCATCGAATATCATCGAACCATACTATACTGCGGCATTCCCTACTGTTTCTGCAGTTCAGAACTCCAAGATCATCATCACATCGACTCCAAATGGTATGAATTTATTTCATAGGCTTCTTACCGACGCGGAAAGACCTGACGGTGATCCACTGAAGAACAACTACAAGCCACTAAGGGTCTATTGGTATCAGGTTCCTGGTAGGTTTGTCACCTACATAAGGTTGAATCCACACAAACTCTATCAATATGGAGTTTCGAAAGACGATATCTATAAAATAATCTTCGATAAATTTGGCCATCTGACGAAGACTAAGATAGAGTTCAACATGGATCAACAAAAAGATGTAATACATGTATTCAACAACGATAGATGCACGGATGAGGAAGTCAAATCCATTTCATTCACGGCATCTAATGGATACGAGACTTCTATAATGGCAATAGCAGAACTTACTACATGGAAGGACGAGGCTGTTAAGGATATCGGTGGAGAAGACGCGTTCAACCAGGAATATGGATTAAGATTCATAAACTCGAGTAAGTCCCTGCTCAACGAGGCTATAATAGACGACCTTCTTAAATCTAAAAGGAATTATGTGCATGAGGAAATATACGAGTTCTCCAGGCTACGATTTGCATATGAAGACTTGAAATGGATAGACGACGATAATGTATTTGCTCCTGTTCGTAGAAAGGAATACAGATACGTCTTATCCGTCGATATATCGGAGGGACTTGGTCAAGATTATTCAATAATAAACATATTTCGAATATCGGAAAAGCCGATGCATATTATCGAATCACAAAAGAACAAATATACTTCCATAACCGACTTTTTTCGACTGGAACAAATTGGTCTGTTCCGTAATAATTTCGTCTCAGTTAAACAACTTGCAGAGGTACTTTATTTGCTGGCGTTCGAATATCTCAATCCTGAAAATTTAAAGATAGTTTTGGAATTGAACAACTATGGAAACACTCTTCTTGCAGAAATGCCACATGTTTTTGATGGTAACAACAACTATGGATCATCTGTTTTTGTAAGATACAAACATAGGATAGATGCCACAGAGGAAAGAATCGGTCTCAAAGTGGGGGAAAACAAAAACTTGATGGTCAAAAACTATCAGGAATTGATGTATAGTAGAGGATTCCACATAACAAATGAGGATAACATAAGAGAAATAACTACTTTTGTAAAGCACATAACAAACGCTGGAAATATAAGGTATGCGGCGGACGTCGGTCATGACGATACTGTAATGACTATAGTAAATGCCACTTCTATATTCACGAAGAACGAATTCAAAGAGATGGTTCAGGAATGGTTTGAAAAGAACAGTCCTAAGGAATTCGTAAGCTATGTGAACGAATGTATGAAGGGTATGGATTTTGTGGAGGGATTGGACTATGGTCAGGTACTTAGTGTCAGAAGGCAGATTATGTACCAAACCAAACCTTCATACCAATCTGGAATAAACTGGTTTGGTACAAAGAACTAGTCCGAGATGCCATCAGTTCGCTTCCATAGTTACAGAAAGTCCTGCGTTTTGAAGCTTTTCCTTCATGTCTGAAATCGTCTCGTAGTCTCCGTATTTTACGTCACAAACCCCGTTGAAGTGTACAATATGTGCACATTGATTTGCCTGCTCCTGTTCATGCTTGCATATCTTAACAAGACATGTTATTACCCACTCGAACGAATTGAAATCATCGTTGTGAAGGTCTATTCTGTATGGTTTTGATAGAATCTCTTCAACTTTGGAATCTACCTGTTCTTTTACTTTTCCCATGGTTTAATCTTTTTTTTATATTATATCGAAGATCCTTGAACAGTTGTCACGGTTTTGTTTACTACGTCTACGATAGTTGATTTTATATCTTGTTCTTTTGCCCATTCTACAAATTTTGGAAGATGTTCTGCTCTATCATCATAGAAAATCAGCTCTTCGACACCAAGTTTCTCTATCGTTTGCTCAAGTAGGTTACATTTGAAGATAAACGTATCTCCGCCCCAGTTTAGATACACTTCTTCGAATTCTATGTTGTTGTCTCTAAGAATCTTCTCTACGTTCTTTCTCATTCCTGGAACTTTATTTAGTCGACCAGTTGCTAATATTACATATGCGTCAGAATCCGAAATTGCGTCTAAATATTTCTTATATACCCATTCATTTTTAGGAATTTCAAATATTTCGTTGTCTATCGACTCCGGTTTTCCCCACCATCCTATATGTGGCCACTCTTGGCCTGTTTTTTCTTTCCAGATTTTTTTACCTTCTTCCGGAAGCGGTGTATGGAATAAAGTATCGTCAAAGTCAAAACATATGAGTCTTTTATAATGCATGTCTTATTTTTTTTTCAAATATATATAAAATCTTTTGATATATAATCTAAAATAAAAAAAAACATGAACGCAACTACTAAAAAGATTCTTTTTGTTGGTGCCGTGCTTCTTCTTTTGGCGTCCTCTATGTTTAATCTGAGGTCTTGTAAAAGAAAGAAAATCGATTATTTACAAATAAGGGCAAACATAGGTCAAAGAAGACTGGATTCATTGGCAGATGTGGACATAACACTTCGGCTCAGATTTGACTCGATACAGAAAGAATTTGACAGGAGAGACTCAGAAATAAGAAGTCTGAGGATAAAGGCAGATTCAATCGGCAGGTTGGCAGAATCATATAAAAGCGCTTCTAGATTACTATCTTTGGATATCGAAAAATCACGACGCGAAGAAGAAGTGTTGAGAAAAAATCCTATAAAGAGAGACGATAAGGCACTTATTGAATCCTTCAAAAAAAAATATGGAAATAAATGAGTTCTATTAAACAAATAATGATTTCGATTCTAATTTCGATATCTTCTATCTTTTCTTTCTCTCAAGAATATCCAAGTATTGAGATTGATAAAAGCGGTAATAAAGTTATTATATTTACTATAGACCAAGGACAGAGAATCGACAACGATCTAGAAAGATATTCTATTCTTAGTAAGATGTTCTCAAAGTGTGATAGCTTAGCAATTTTCAACTATAAAGAGTCGGATGCACTTGGTCAGAAGATATCTATACAAGAAACGACAATCGAAGAGTTGAACAAGCAGCTCGTAGAGAAAGGTAGGCAAATCGTTATACTCCGAGGTCAAAATTCTAATCAGAGGGAGTCTATTCTACTATTGGAAGAACAAAAAAACATAAAGAGTGAACAGATAAATTTGCTCAATGATGATATAGCAAAAGAATCGAGGAATAAGTGGATATTCGGTAGTGCTGGAATAATAATAGGACTTCTTTTCTCGATTGTCAAATAAAGTGAAAAAATAGACTTTTTTTAGTTAATATATAACATTATAAAAAATAAAGACAAAAATGAAACATATCAGGAAATTTGAAAAGTTCAGAGTTCTAAAAAATAGAGAAGAGATAATCAAAGAATCTGTTCTTCAAGTGAACGATATCTACAAAGTCAAGACTATGATAGACATACCTCAATCTTTGATAAATGCATATGTAAAAAAGGTAAAGGATACAACAGGAAAGAACCTTCGTCAATTCTTCGGAGATGTAGATATCGCGGAAGAAATCGTCAAATACATCACTCTTAACAACACGGATGTAGAGAAGATACCAGGAAATGCACTAATGGGTGGTGCACAAGGACAGGTACAAGGGCAGACCGAAACCGAGCCACAAGCACAGGTACAACCACAGGTACAGGTTCAGACCGAATCTGAAACACAGGCACAGGTACAACCACAGGGTCAAGAGACACCAGAGGGAGGAGAATTTGAAGAACCACAGGGTCAAGCACAACCACAGGGTCAAGCACAACCACAGGGTCAAGCACAACCACAGGGTCAAGAGGAAGAGGAGGAAGAAGAAGGTCAAGGACAAGAAGAAGAGGAAGAAGGAGAAGAAGAACTTCCAATTTAATCAAAATACTAGAATCTAAAAATTTAAAAAACTCATCAGAAATGATGAGTTTTTTAATTTAATATATAAAATATGGAAAAAATTTTAGAGTATGGCTATACCTTTGGATATAAGACAAAGTTCATGAAATCTGATGATGAATAAAATAAAAATGAGAAAATAATATATAGTAAATGAGATACCTAAAAACGTTTGAAAGCTACGGCAATAAAGACATTCTTATTGTAGTTGATGTTCAAAAGTCATTCCATGATTTCTTCACTGATAATTATGTTAACGAATTAAAAAAATATTGTAATGAATTTAGTAAGGTATATCAAATATGGGATAATCA